GCTTTAGCTTTGCCAATATCTAATTCTTGGCGGTAATGCTTACGCAATGTCTTATCGTCAATACCAACAAGAATAGCAATCTGCTCATGCGGAAGCCCTAACCCGCTGCTTGATTCAACGAGTTTTCTCAATTGATCGGTTGGCTCATGAGTGTGATTCATTTTATTAAGGGGAATTTACTTAAATTTTATGCAACTTCTTCAGTTTGTGTCAAAAGAACGGCTTTTTTACCTGTGAAATCTTCCCAACGCTTTACGATCACATCGCAGTATTTAGGGTCTAATTCCATCAATCTGGCATAACGACCATTTTTTTCAGCTGCCAACATAGTTGTTCCGCTACCACCAAATGAATCCAAAACAATGTCACCGCCTTTAGTGTTATTAAGCATTTGATATTCAAATAACGAAACAGGCTTCATAGTTGGATGATCACCATTACGACTAGGTTTTTCAAACTCTAAAATAGTTGTTTGTTTTCTGTCAGCCGCCCAAAGATGACTTGCGCCTTCTTTCCAACCATATAAACATGGTTCATGTCTCCAATGATAATCTTGACGACCCATTACCAATGAGGATTTTTTCCAAATTAAACATTGACGAACTTTCCAGCCAGCATCTTGAGCAGCACCGCGAAAGTTATAGCCTTCTGAATCAGCATGCCAAATATAAAAAACAGCACCTGGTTTCATTACAAGATCTGCCGTGACATAAGCATCTCGTAAAAATTGACGAAATTGATCGTCGGCCATGCTGTCGTTTTTAATAGTTAATTTTTCTTTTGTGCCGCCTTCGTAAGCTACGTTATATGGAGGGTCTGTTAGCCACATATCCACAAGCTGTCCATCACATAGCTTTTCCATATCATTTGTACTGCATGAATCCCCACACATCAATCGATGGTTTCCTAGCTGATATATGTCACCAAGCCGTGTTTTAGGCTCTTCAGGCACTTCTGGAACGGCATCCTCGTCTGTCAGCCCTTCCACCACTTCCGGCTCAAGCAAGGCGCTTAATTCGTCTGGGTTAAAACCAAGCACTTCCAAAGCAAAACCATCGGCTAACAATTCGTTGAGCTCAATAGTCAGCAGTTCATTGTCCCAATCAGCGTTCAACGCCAACTTATTGTCGGCAATGATGAGCGCCTTGCGCTGCGTATCAGTAAGGTGTGCCAACTCAATTGTCGGCACTTTGTCCATCTTGAGCTTACGGGCAGCCATTAAACGGCCATGCCCCGCTATGATGCCGTTTTCCCCATCTACCAAGATAGGGTTTGTCCAGCCAAACTCTTTGATGCTTGCCGCTATCTGGGCGACTTGCTCATCAGAGTGCTTGCGAGAGTTGTTAACGTAAGGAATCAACTCCTCTATGGGGCGGTCAATAATTTGCATATATTTTGTAAGAACCTTGATTTGGGCTTCAACATGGCACAGAAGAAAGCCAGAAAATTCTGTGCGTCACCATCCTCAAATGCTGGCTTAACAGTCCTTACTAAGTCAGTTTACAGCGTTTTCGTCTTTTTGTTCTTCTACTTTGGGGTTAGCCAATGCCACAGCTTGAGCGTTAGCTTCTGCCAACAATGCTTGCAAATGCTTTTGAAGGCTGAAAATTCGAGCTTCCAAGGCTTGAATAATGTCACGAATTTCTGCTTCTGTGTGTGTGATATTAAACATTACTTTTTACCTTTCTTTTTTTCAGCTTCACGCTTGACTGCATAGCTAATCGCCACAGCTTGCTTAACAGGCTTACCTGCTTTTACTTCTGTTTTGATATTTTCTTTAAAAGCCTTTGGGCTAGTTGATTTCTTCAGCATCCATTACTCCACAAACGTCTTGCCACGACATTAAAAGATAGCGTTCACCATCTTCTATCCATTCTTGAAACTTCAAGTATTCGTCTTTGTAGTCTTTGGCCAATGTGCCAAAAGTAACACGCTCACCACCCTTTAGCGGGTTTTCCTCGAACGTGCCATCATCCAGCCAGCGACCTGGGCCAACTGCGATCACAGTCCCAATGGTATCAGCCTCGGCTGTTTTTACCCACAATACAGATTGGATGCGTGGCTCTGGCTTGACAACGATCTTGTCTTTGAGCGGTTGTAGCTTCATTGTTGCTCCTTCTTAGGACGACCAGGTTTTTTCTTTTCTGGTGTCATAACGTCAACAACGGGCAGAGATAAAAAGTCCCCCACCGTAGTGGGAGATAAGTCGGTGCAATCCGACAAGGAGATAAATTCACCGCACCAATGAGTCTGGTACTTCACGATTGCGGTTGGGTAACGATGACACTCGCCAGCGTGACCCGTGTATTCCCAAAATTTGCAGTTTTCGCAAACTTCTTTAGAATCTGTTTTAGCCATAACAACTATCCTTGTTCTGGTTAGAAAGCCCCTTTGGTCATCACACCTTTGGGGCTTTCGCTATTTCACTTATATTCTTTGCGTTCGTGAGCGTAGGCGATATGTTCACGGCTACCGCCCTTCATTTCACCTAAACGACCATCGTTTTTGCCCATGTGACCGTCAACACGGTCGCCAATGCTGTCAGCCTTGCCCATAGCAACGCCGCCGACCAGTTTAGCTTTGCGTTCGCCAGACGTATCAGAAGCATTTACGCCCTTGGGCATTTTTTCACCAGAAGCACCAGCCATAAACTTGGTGCTGTTTGGGCCTTTTTCACTACCCATCTTCTCGCCAGAGCGATCAGAAGCGGTAACACCTTTAGGTGCTTTTTCTTTACCGTAGTATCCCATTTTAATTTCCTTTAGGTTAATGGTTCAAACATCATATCAGAAAGGCACGTCTTCGTCAAATGATTTGCTTGATTGTTTAAAACCATCTTGCGGTTTAGGGTCGTTCAAGTAAGCCCAACCACTCCAGCCGCCGTCAACTACTGGAATGCTGTCAATCTTAAGCATTGGGCCGTTCTTGGTTTCAATCATAGAGCCGATGCGCTGATAACGTGACTTTTCTTGACCTTCCTTGTTGGTGTATTTGCCGCTAACAATGGTGATTTCTTTAATGGTTCTGCTCATTTCATGCTTTCAAGTTAAGTAATTGGGCCACTTTGTGCGCCGTTTCGGTCAAAAACTCTATGACTTCGGCTTCCAAGAGCTTAATGTATTTATCGTCTCTAGGAATACGCTTAATAAATAGCTGTAAGTCTGGAGGGAGGCGTGGGTCGTAAGATACAAAGTCACACCAATCACGATTAGTGCAAGCCATCTGCCAGAAAATTTGATCCGCATACTTTTTAGGTACTGTTTGACTGAGTAATGTGTCAATATGTGTCGATGTATTGGGACACTTTATTTCAATAAGTCCGTCAATACCCACAAGTCCATCAGGAGAAGCCCCGCTATTGACAATACTTGGGTGATCGATGAATCCAACTTCATCAACCAAAACGTCCATTTTTGCTTCATACGCCGCCCTTGCTAGTGGTTCTGTTTCTGTACCCCATTGCATGGCTGCATTGCTAAATGACTCGGCTGGCTTGCCAGTAAGCCGTTCGCAGACCAATTGCGCCATGTAGTTATCACGACTCGCTGAGTAGCCCGATTTTGTCTTTGCAACCACATCGGCAACACGGCTGGCTGTGACTTTTCCAATTCTTGCGGCAAACCAATCATCTGTTCTTTGTTCCATTTAGAGTGCCGCCTTTCTTGCGTTTTTGGCTGCAATAATTTTCTTTTGGGCTTCTGCGTCTGACTGCGTATCCTTAAAAGCCTCGGTATAAACCGCTTTTAAAGCATCAGCATTAGGTGCTTGGCTAATCTCTGCCAGCCAATCAGCCAAGCGACCAGCGTCATAAGCAGGGGCTTTGCGGCTAGCAGCGTTGCCATCATCGTCCTCTGGGGCAATCCCGCAAGCTGCCATTAGGGAATAGCGCCGAGCATAAGTTAGAGCCGAGCCGTAACCCTGTGGGTCTTGCTTGCTGGCAGGGACGTGGAGCTTGCCGCACTCTAAGATTTCGCCGGATTCATGCACAAACAAAGTTTCCACAGTAACCCCTGTGTTGTCCTCATAGTTGCGCTGAATAAGGGCAATCCCGTTGTTATTGAGCGAATCAATGACTGCCTCAACACAAGCCGACAGGTCAGCATAGCGGCTGCGAAAATGCGGGTTAGTGGATGTTTTGAGGGCAGGGCCAAATGCTTTTTGCGCTTTGACCAAAGCGGTAGCGATATTTTTCATGCTGCCTCCAATGCCAACTGGAGGGCTTGAATCAAAGCCTCGGTTTCTTCACGGGTCAATGCTACTGAGGAATAGCCGCCTGTGAAAAAGATAGATAGGTGCGCCCCATCGTCAAACTTATCAATCATCAGTTTGTGACCATGGTCAATCTTGATGACTGTTGAGTGCTGCTCAACTGTAATGCTCATAATAGCTCCTAAAAAGACCCCAAGAAATTTGGGGCATGGGAGTATTGTAGTAGAGTTTTCTAAACATTTAACTAAGTATTAACCCTATCTACAAACCGATTGTTGGCGTTTTCTGAGCGCCAGACTTCGATCTTTAGCTGTGCAGCAGTCAGTTGCCACTTTAAAGTTTCTTCTTGCTCGACAGCAGCAGCCAGACCTTTTAATAACGCTTGATATTCCTCATCCGCATACGCCTCACGCTCTTGCGCTGCGGTAGTCTGAACACCCTTCAAGCTGGCCTGCTGCATCAACAATGCTTTCTTGCTCTTACGGTATTCCTCAATGTAGACTCGATCAGACTTTGCCTTTGCAAACAATGGAGCAGTTTTTAGGATAAATTCAACTGCTCGGTGCGGTGCTTCGCTCATTGCAGTTCCTCCTTCACCAGCACTTCAACAACTGGAAACGTGCCGTAGACCTGCGTAGCGTGAATCGTTACCACCTGCTTGTCATCCAGATAAACCACATCATTCATGGCATCCAAATAGCATTTCAAGATGTTATCAATGTCTGGTTTCTTTGTTGGGCGCTCAGAACCGCTTAAACAGGCTTCTATGCGTTTTTTAGTGTATGACGCTGGTATGGCCTTAGTGACGTGCAAAAACACGGCTATCGGGCTTTCTAGTGGCTCTGAAGCCCCCATTGCAACCATTGCTGATGCTTTAATCATGTTTTCGTAAGTAACTGTGGTCTGAGGGGTGTATGTTTTGACAAAGCCGCCACGGGTTGAGAACCTGGGTCTGCCTTTGCCTTGCGGAGGGCCTTCAACACGAAAAGTAACCATGAATGTCATTTGTTGCCTCTGATTCTGTTCATGCGCTGGCGTAAGTTATCAGCTTCTTTTTTGCCACGCTTTTTTTCTATCTTTTCAATCGTGTCTGTCCACCAAGCGTTAGCCTCGCCATAGCCTAATTCTTTGGCTTTCTTGCGGTAGCGTTCCACCCATTCACGGGCTTCGCTCTCACGCATGAATTCCAAAACGGTGTTAGTGTCCGACTGCATCGCCTAAAACCCATAAGGCCCAAGTTATTGCTGTCCAA